CTGTTCTTTGTGTTGATTATAGGATAATACTTGGTCTCTATCCATAACCTCTACCCAGTAGTTAGCTGCAATAGCCAAAGCGTCTATTTGGTCATCATGCCTTAGTGCACCTTTGTCTCTTGTTATCCTAGTCATTTGTCTAAACAACTGGTGGTCAGGTTCTAACTTAAAGTCCTCTTTAATAATAGATTCATCCACCACTAACTTATGATTATTCATAATGGGTTCTAAGGTGTCAATTATACGCTTTTCTTTCTGTATACTATGACGTACCTCTTCGACATTACAAGGGTGTATTTCGGCTAATATGGGCTTTAGAAGCTGTGTTGCCATACCATCACCAAAGTTACTCTCAATGACTATTTCGTTGACCTTATGTGACTTAGCAATACCCGCTAGTTTACGTAAAGTATCCTCTGAATATCCACCATCAAGACCACCTATAGCAGTCAAGTATAAGACACCGTGTAGCATCTTAAGGACACAATAGGCTGTTTTATCTTTACCTCGACCAGCTGGGTCAATAGACATTACTGAACCCTCAAAGTCTGTAAACTCATCTGACATGTATAAGTAAGAAGTCAGGTAATCACCTTTAAGTCCTACGTTAGGTATCTCAGGGTCTAATGCTTTGATTTGGTCTTGACCTGAAGCCCACTGTATCTTAGCTGGAGCTTGTTCCCAAGTACTACAACCTGATGCCACTATTAAGTCATTAAGCTTAAGGGGGTACTTGTTAGCATCTGACATAGTGGTATCAAGCATAAACTGTAAGTTAAAGCCTGAGCGACCATAGGAGCTTAAACGTTCCATTAGGTCTATCTCATTAAATCTATCAGGGTCAGTAGGTTGTCCTTCTTTACCTTCTACCTCAGCTATCATTGGGGCTATCTTATTGCCATAACCAATAGTCTGTTGTTTGTCAGGATACAAAGCTGACCATATTCTTGTCTTAAAACCCCGTTCTTCTAGGTCATTATATAGAGACATCTCTGTTTGTGGTGTACCTAAGAAGATAATACGTCCTATTTTAGGCTTAATAATCGCATCAAACTCTTTTACAGTCTCACCTAAGCGGTCACGCATTAGCTGTGTTTGTGAGTTATTAGCTGATTCTACGTCATCTGCAATGATTATGTCAGCCCTTGACCCTGTAAGTTGACCTGTAATACCCATAGACTTCACTGACGGTGCATGTGAAGCTTTAGCTGGGGCTACATCAAAGGATACCTTAGATTGCCTTTGTTCATTACGGGGTATCAAGTGAGATAGTATAGGCATCTCTGCTATTAACCTTTGAGTAAACGTTGAGAAGTCATCAGCCCTAGTTTTAGACGCTGATACTACCAGTATGTTTCTCTGTGGGTTCATTAACAGTTGATGACATACAAAAGCACTTGTAATCCATGACTTACCTACGCCCCTGAACGCTTCTATTACTAGACGTTTGTCAGGCGACTGTAGATAGTCTGCTATATCGTATTGCACTGGTGTAGGCTGGGGAAGATTAAGGTGCTTCCAAGCCAAGTACAAGAAATTCTTAAAGTTATCTATCTTATTCTTCTGTATCAAAAGGTAAGTCCTCAAGTATGTTATTAGCTTTCTCTACAATGTCAGGTTGTGAGTAAGTCTTACATATATCTAGGCATACTTTCATCTCAGAGGCTGATACCTCTTCACCTGACTTAAGTTTTCTATATGCGTGAGCTACTAGTAATACAGGTAACTCTTCGACAATCTTGCCTATCTCTTCTTTTTTATCTTCATCCATATTAATATCCTGAGAGTGGATTCTCCTGTTGTTCTACTTTTGTTCTTAATACTGCTATTTGTTCTTTAAGGTCAGCTAGTTCTTGTTTAATAGGTGTAATATCAGGCGTAGATTTAGCCTCAAGCACCTCTAAACGGTTCATTACAGTGCCTACTTGGACGAATAAACCACCAAAAGTCATTATAAGTCCTACAAATCCAGCTATTACCTTGATGTCCATATTACCTCTCTATCAGGATAGTTGTTATTTGGGTATATATCCCTTATGTCTACATAACTAATGCTAGTATAGACATCTAAGTTACCACCATCTATTGTTGGTTGGTTATCAAATAAGCTATTGTTAACATTTGTATATTCTTTTAGCAGACCATTAGTACTCTGCATAGCCTTAGCTACTAGGTATTGAACAGCCTTTAACTGGTCAGCTACTCTAGGTATCTTTACAGATACAGCTTCTTGTATGTTGTCTACTTTTTCTAATCCAAGTACTTCACTAGTTTCAGCAGAAGCTGTTTGAGTAGGAGCATTATCTCTTCCTCTTGTTTCTCCCTCTCCTGTAGATACGCTTGTTCTTGGTTCTTCGCTTGTTTCGTTGACATTTATTATCTCCATTGTTTCTTCAAACTCAGGCTCTGTAGTTACCACAGATATTTCTTCTACGGGTACAGGCTCAGGTTCAAAAGTTATTTCTTCAACAAACAATTCTTCCGTAAATGATTCAGGTAGTATTGTCTCTGTTAATTCTAAAGTTTCTTCTATGTTTTTAACTGCGTTGTTAATCTCTGTTGTTTGGCTGGTAGTTAATACAGTATCATCATAAGTCATAATCACTGATATATTGTCTAGGTTTGCCCCACCGAGAGTGCTAGGAGCATTAGCATCAGTCCCACTAATAAAGATATTTCCAATATTAGAACCAATACCTGTATACGAAATACTATCTGTGAAATCTTTACCATTAATACCTGTAACATTTGTCCTAGTTTGAGTAGTTGTTGCCAATATTTCATTATCGTTATCTCTTATTTGTAATCTTATTGTAAAGCTATCAGCTCCACCTTGACCACCCCAGCAGCCAGCAACAGCACATTCACCGTTCTGCACTTGTACACTAGAGTCTAAAGTGATTCCATTGTTTAACATTTGTTGGGTTATAGTGTCACTTGTTAAATCAAAAGACTGCTCTATTGAGCCACTGTCTCCAAATTCTAAATCATAGTTTGAACCACAGCAGTCATTTAATACTTGAACATTTCCACTAGTAGTCCAACCATTAGAGTTACCGTTTTCAAACGTGCTGTTAGTTATTAAGTTTCCAGTGGTTTCTGCACTCACACTAATTGCTAAAGTCAGACCCAGTATAAAAGCTATTTTATTTAGCATTCCAAGTCATACTCCTTTTGCCTGAATACTCAGGTTTAGAAAGTTCTTTCTTCCAGCCTTCCTCAGCAGATTTTCCAATCTTTCCCTGATGTGGACACCAAGTCCCAGCTTGTGCCATAGCCTCAAAGATAGCCTCATCTTGGCAAAGTAATGACACAGCTGCCACCTTCATACCAAGTTTATTTAATAGCTCAGCTTTGCGTCTTAATTCACACGCTTCGTCCATGTAATAATTACCCATAGATGCACTAAAGCCTATGACAGTCATTCCTAATGACAACGGTATAGTACAACTGGATTGAGAATAGACAGACATTGCGGGAGCATTAGCTGGGTTTACAGCAGTTTTGAGATTTGATGAGTTGTTTGTAGTAGCATTGGTAGTGGTATTCGACGACGAACCCGATTGATAAGTAGTAGCAGCCTCATAAGATTGAATAGCTGTATTCGTGCCACTGGTATTATTTTGTGTTGAGCTAGGATTGTTAGTTGTGACATCTGCATTCGCTGTAGATACTAACAGAATTAAAGCTAATAGTCTTTTCATTTTCTAGTCAAAGAACCCCCAAAATATAAACCGATAATTGAGAATATTGTGTGTGATTGTAGACTTGTTATAAAGATTGAATTGCCTTCTTTCCAAACAGATGTTTCATAGGTAGAACCAAATATCCACCAACCACTATCTGCTTCAGTAACGATTTGATAGATAACATTAACATCAGTAAAGATAGGGGCAATAATAGGGACTACAATAATACTGAATACGCACATAAGTGCAATGGCTCTTCTTGTGTGTTTCGTATGACTATCTGTAACATTACGAGCTTTGTCAGTTTGTTTAGCTGCAAATCCAGCACGTTGCATTAACATCTTTTGTTTCTCAGCTTCTGCTTGTCCTTTCTGTGCCATGATAGACATTACACCACCTAGTACAGTAGAGCCAAGCATTGATATAAGTTCCATTGGTATCATTCTGTTTTCCTTAATTTAATATCTTGAAATTGTCTAAGTCTAACTAATACTTCTTTAACATTATCAGTTAATATACCTTTGTTTTGTTGGTCTTTAATATACTTTTGTATTTGTGGAATAGTCATTGTTTGCATTTGATCTGCTAAATATTCTGCTCTTTTATTTATACTTAGAGATTTAACCCTGGCATCAGTAGAAGTAAGACCCATTTGTTTATTCTTAATTCTTTTAGTTATTCCTTTAATAACTTGCTCGTTCATATTTTCAGGATTTTTTAATACCTCATCTGCTAATATTTTTCTTCTTTCATTTGGTTTAGCATCTTCCCTTCTTTTAAAAATGTCATAAGCTTCTCTTCCATTGCTCGGTTTTTCACTCTTC